ACATTGACGGGTGTAGATTTGCCTATGGTGACGATTGCTGGATTGGCCCACAGGATAGGTGGTCGGATGGGGATCCAGATGCTTTGCCGAGTCCAGATGGAGTAGCCTGGGGCGGTGATCTAAACTCAAGAATTAGCCAATCAAACGATCTGGGAAGGTGGCCAGCAAACATCTATCAATGCCCCAAACCGTCACGAGATGAGAAAGAGCGCGGGTGTGAAGGTTTGGAGGCTGTGACAGGTGCCGAGGCTGTTGGACGAAAAGAAGGTGATGCAGCGATGGACAGTCCAAGAACCGGTGCAGGTCGAAGAGCTGAAACCGTGAAGAACAACCATCCAACGGTCAAACCCCTTGGCGTTACGCGGTGGCTGTGTAAACTGGTTGGAGGTCAACCGGGATCGGTGATCTTGGATCCTTTCGCGGGCAGTGGGACCACAGTTTGCGCGGCAGTTCTGGAGGGTTTCAACGCTATCGGCCTGGAAATGGATCCCCGATATGTGGAGATAAGTCGGGCCAGGTTGGCCTATTGGTCTGGAGGTGGTGAAGATTCCGAGGTGGATGATGGGGAAAGCGGGTAGACCAAGCAAATTCACAGAGGACCGAAAAAAGAGGATCATCGAGGCGACCCGCGTGGGTTGTACTAGGGTGATCGCTGCGGCATATGCAGGGGTGCCGATCCGCTCGATGCAGGCATGGATCACGCGGGGAAACAGGGAAACGGGAACTGATTATTCTCGGTTTGTTGGTGACTTGGAATTAGCCGATGCCCAGTGTGCGATCAAGGCTCTGGCGTTGATCCAAAATGCAGCCCTAAATCAAGGACATTGGCAGGCGGCAGCGTGGCTTTTGGAGCGGCGGCATGGTTACCGGCGGGAGATGTCTTTAGCCGTTTCCATCGAAGCGGATTCTGAGATTTTGACGGTGGAGGAACTGCGACAGGAGATCGAGGCGGCGGATAAAGTTATTCTGCCGATGTTGGGCGGTCCGGTGATCGATCTCGATGAGTGATCAGCTTTCGCGTGGGCTGGATGCTCGGCGCGCACTGATCAAAAAGGCGACCAATTACCCGCTTTCCGTTGCTCGGCTGTGGTCCCCACATTGTCACCGGTGGGACGGTCTCGGTGCAAAATCGGAACGGGCGCGGGGGTGCGGGGACGAGATGATCCACATATCCGGTGGTGTTTTTCGGTGTGACGGCTGTGGGATCGTGGAGCCCCGAACGTCTCAGCGGCAGGTAATCCGATCAATACTTTTGGGCGGCGACGCTTGTTTGGTGGCGGGAGGAAACCGGGCGGGGAAAACCCAAATGGGAGCACAATTGGCGGTTGCGATTGCGGGGGGATCTGATCTCCACTGGGTGCGGGACTGGATGGACCAAAATGGGATACCCGATGCCATGGTCCAGTCGGGGCCCGGCTTGGTCTGGATCGGGTCATTGTCGTATGGCGACGCGCTGGAGTACCTTCGCCCAAAGCTTGACCAGTATCTTCCACGAGGATCCAAACGGCGACAATGGACGGCGAATAATCGGGGGGCTGGTCGTGCTTCCAAATAATGGTCGGATCGTCTCCATGTCATGCGATTCGGGGCGGGAAAAGTGGCAGGGGGGAAACCCAAATGCGGTGTGGCTGGATGAAGAACCCCCAGAGGATGTTTTTGATGAATCCATGCTTCGGGTGGTCGATGCCAAAGGCTGGGTTCTGATCACAGCCACTCCGTTGAAAGGGCTCACTTGGATGCATGATCGCTTTCTGGATTCGCCCATTTCGGGTTTTTCGACTTCGGCGATTTCGGGACTCGACAACCCCCACATATCAAGCAAAAAGATGAGGTCGGCGGTGGCTCATTTGTCGGAATCATCCCAGCGGTCTCGGCTTTACGGGGAATTTACATCCCAGGCGGGGCTCGTTTATTCTGAATTCTCGCCATCTCTGCATATCCAGGCGGTGGAGATCGGACCCAGTTGGGAACGGCACCGATCAATCGACTTCGGATCCACCCATCCATTTTGTTGTTTGTGGGTCGCCGTTGCTCCCAGCGGATCCCTTCGGGCTGATGAAACCTTGGTCGTTTATCGGGAGTTGTATCGGACCGGAATGACCACAATCGAGGCGGGGCGGGAGATCAATGATCTATCCGTTGGAGAGGATTTCTTCTGGACGGTGGCAGATCCAGAGAGCAAGGACGGGCGGCTGACTTTGGCCCGAGAATGTAAAATCCCCACGACGAAAGCCCCGAAACACATGGGGGTGCTCGAGGGGATCGGGATGGTGCGCGAATTGATGGCCGTGGACGGTGAAGGAAAGCCGGGACTGTTGGTGGATCCATCGTGCTCAAATCTCCTGCGTGAGCTGCGTCTTTATCGGTGGGATCAAAAGTCGAAAAGGGATCGACCCAAAAAGGAGAATGATCATGCCTTGGACGCGCTACGTTATGAGGTAATGCAGTGGGTCCGGTACAATCGGCACCGATAGGGGGCAAAATGAACGAAGAAAATCAGGGCTATTGGGGCAGATTGTGGGGCGCGGTGATCGGCAAACAGGGCCCGGTTGAAGACACCCCAGAGAAACCAAACCATGGCGCGGCGTGGGCTTCGGCTGGAGGGGTTCGACCGGCATATTCCCAAACGGCGGCGTTGTCGGCCCTTGGGATTCATGCTTATGTCCATGCGGCGGCGATGCGGGCATCGCAAGATTTGGCCGCCCTCCCGTTGATTTTGATCCGTGGTGTGGGGGATAAGGAGGAGGTGATCCAGTCTCACGAAGTCTTGGATCTGTTGGCCCAGCCGAACAGCTCCACCGATGGCGCGCTTTTCCGTGAGCAGTTGGCCGTCGATCTGATGCTCCCAGGAAACGCTTATACCCTTCTTTTGGGTGCGGGTGAAAAACCGGTGTCCTTGGTTCGGCTCCATCCCGGCGAAACTGAAATAATCACAACCCTAAATGGGCTATCCGGGTATCAACACAGATCCAGTGGGCAGGCTGTGGAGTATCCACCGGATCGGGTTGTCCACCTTCGGAATTCCACATACTCGATGGGGCCACAGTCGCTATATGGGACCGGCGCAATTGAGGCTTTGAAATTCGAATTGACTGGGGACATCAACGCGCAAAAGTTGGCAAGTCAGGCGAGCGCCCAGGGTCGGCCAGACGTGATTTTGTCACCGGCTGAAGACGGCGATATTTGGCCGTTGGCGGTTCGTCAAGAGGTCGCGGATCGTTATGCAGGTTTGGCGAAGTCTGGCGGGGCGTTGGTTCTTTCGGGGGCCGTCAAAATGGAAACGCTGAATTTAACGCCAAGGGATTTGGAGTTCCAGGCGGTTCGGACGATGGCCCGTGAATCCATATCTGCGGTGATGGGTGTCCCGGGATCTGTCCTTGGTTTGCCCACTGCGAATTACGCCACTGCGAAGCAACAATCCGAGCACTATTGGAGCGTCCAACAAAAGCGGGGTGCACGATTGGAAACGCTCTTTACCGCTGTGGCCAAAAAGTGGGATACAGATTTTCGCGTGGTTCATGATTATTCCGGGGTCGCGGCATTGCAGGCGGTGAGGGGGGATCAACTTCTGCGGATTCAAATGCACATCCGCCTTGGGGCAGATCCAGCGGCGGCATATTCTGCGGAGGGCTTGACCCAACCGTCCACCATCCCACAAGTGGACGAGGACAAATCCACGGCGGATCTTGTGGCCCGTCTTTTCTCTGCGACACAAAACAAGGGGGATCATCTTCCAGTTTCGGTGAACCCCAGCAACCCATGGGAACAGGAAGAAGATGACATTGAGCGCGCAATCTTAAACACGCTCGGCGACAACGCGCCGAACTGGCAGCGATACCAGGAGGCCCATTTGTGGTCAGATCCTGATCGGTTGCAAACCCGAAGCGGGTACAGGTTCCGGGTGGCTCGTCTTTACGACGACGACGATCCCGAAAATGGGATCCCATCGAAGGGGCATTTGGTGGTTTATCGGGATCTTTTGGCGAGGTCGGTGGAAGAGCTGAACGGGAGAGATAACGGGCTGATGGGCGACGAACGGGAAAGAATATACGCGAAAATCAAGCGGTATTATGCGGCGATGGAATTGGATCCCGCCCCACTTCTTGATGTCCTTTTGGGCTTCGGTCCCGAAAAAAAAAAGAGCATAGGGAAAGCATCTAATCCCCGGGATCGGATTTGGTGGTCTTGGCTTCGCCGGGTCCACAATCCCACAGAAAAAGCTCTTTACGCTGTGGTCAGGAAATACATTCGTGCAGCTGCGAAGAGATACGAGAAAAGGATCCGGGATCAGGTCACCGAGTCAAAAGGGGACATTCGGATCCGAACGGTGATGAGTTGGAAAGAAATTCAAGCCATCGCCACAGAAGAGCGGGAATACATCGCCGCCGTGGGTCCGACATTCACCCGACATTGGCAGATTTCGGGATCGGCTCAGTTGGAAGAGATCGGGAGACAGGCGGGGATTGATTTGGCCGTTCCATTTTCGGATAGGTATCTCGCCGGGGTTGCTATCGGTGAGTCGGCGATCCTGATCACCGGGACGACGGGCGCAGCTGTGAAATCAATAATCGAGACCGGATTGGTGGATGGATTATCTATTGAATCCATGGTGGAGAAAATGACAAAATCCGGGGCGATGTCGGCGGGGCGGGCTACGATGATCGCGAGAACTGAGGCAACAAAAGCGGTCAATGGCGGGGCTGTTGATGCCTATCGTTTGGCTGCGGAGGAGGGTATCCAGATAAAAAAACAGTGGCTGTCGGCGCGGGATGACAAAGTGAGGCCGGAGCACGACGAATTGGACGGGCAAGAACAAGGTCTGGAAGACGACTTTGTGTCGATTAGTGGGGACGGCGCGGATGCCCCGGGCGGGTTCGGTGTCGCGGAACTTGACATTAATTGTCGGTGTACTGTCCTTCCTTCTTTGGTGGTCCGCTGATCTCTTCGATGTAGACATTTGTATGTGGGGCTTCTCCTTTTGCGGCATACAGATCGTGGGAGAACAAAACCACAACCTGACTATCGTCTCCCCAACCCCCAGCGGCTGAAATTGCATCTTTGACCGACTTGATCAAATTGTCGAGGTCGGGTCTGGTGGTTTTCCATTCTCTTTCGGTGCCCTTCATCGATTTCGGTCTTTGGTGGATGAATTCACACCGCAAACAAACCGGCCCGATAAATGGCGGGATCTGCTTTATCGCGAAATGGAGGCGGATAAAATCGGCATATTCTTTCTTGGCTTTGCGGTATTTAGGCGGGTAAAATACACCGTTACGGGTGACCCGTGGGCGCGGGCACGGTACTGGCTGACCGAGGATTCTAAATGTTGTCTGTTTTTGGCTCATTAGTCGTCGGACCTTCACATGTGCTATAAGGTCAATCGAGGGAACCATGATCAAAAAATCGCTACAGATCGTGAAAAAAGAATCCGCTGTGAATGAAAACGGCGGGATCGTCTCGTTTGTTGCGTCCACCGACACCGAAGATCGGTATGGCGATGTGATCGATCAAAACGGTTGGGAATTGGACTCGTATCGGTCCAACCCCGTTATCTTGTTGAATCATAATCCCCTTGACCTTCCCATCGGTCGGGGTGAGGTTGAGATCCGAGATGGGAAACTGATGATAGACATTGAGTTCGACATGGGGGATCCCTTGGCGGCTGAGGTTGCGCGGAAGGCTGAAGCTGGGTTTCTTCACTCGGTATCTGTTGGATTCCGGTCTTTGGAGTCCACCAAGAGATCCGCGTTACCGACCGAGCATAAAGCGGCGGGTGGCGACGGGGTGTGGTTTGCAAAATCTGAACTTTTGGAGGTTTCCATCGTGACAATTCCAGCTAACCCACAGGCGTCGGCGGTCAGGTCACACGATGATTTTGATGCGAAGATCCGAAACATGATCCGGGGAGAAATCGCGGCGATCCCTTCGTTGCAGTTGCGGCATATTTTGGACGTGACCGAAACGGACGAAACGATCACGATCACGTTTTCGAAACCACCAGAAGAAGTCGAAGAAGTTGAAGAAGTCGAAGAGGAGCCCCAAGAGATGGCGGCCCATGACGACGACGACACCGAAACCATGGAAGATGATACCGAGGATAAAGATTTTAACCTTGCGGCTTTGGCTGCTTTTTTGAGCCAATAGGAGGCGCAAAATGTCAAATAGAAACGCGGTAGAAGAAGCCAAAAAGGTGATCGCTGGAATCGTGAATCATCAAAAATCAAGTGACACCCGGCTATCCAACTTTGAAGCCCAGGTTTCCGATCTGAAATCGGCACAGCAGAAAATGGCTGAAGCCCAAACCGCCCCTATCGCGGTGCCTGTTTCCGGTGGTGATCTTGCCCTTCGCCGATTCATCGGTGACGATGGCGTTCAGTGGAAAACCGGAGTCCGGACCGTTGATACCCCAGGATTGGGCCGTGTGAATGTGGACGAAGAAGGCATGATCGACAGCGCGACCCCGTGTAACGAGTGGCACAAATCGCTGATCGAGATCGCCCAAACCCGCGCATTTTGCCGACTGCTTCAACGCGAGCCCCACACCCCCAAGGCTGACATAAAGCTGTATTCGCACCTCCAAAAAGCCCCTGGCTTTTTGCGTGGGCATGTGGAGAAGGCGTTCGCCGATTCCACCGGCGTCGGCGCAGAATGGATCCCGGATGCCTTCGGGACTGACCTTTTTCAGTCGTTCGAGACCCCACGATCCATCCGGGCTTTGCTGCCCGAGATCAAAATGGACCGGGAAACCATGCTGATGCCTCGGATTGATCGCGGCGGTGTTCCATACATTCGATCCGTTTCAACCGATGTTCTCACCAACTACAGTGCGTCAACCGTGGGCACAAGCCAAGCCAGTATTCGGGCTGCGAGCCTTTGCACTTTGTATAACATCGACCAAGACGCCGCTGAAGATACCATTTTCGCGATTATGCCGGTTTTGAGCCGTCACATCGTGGCCGACTTGGAAGATGGCTTTGAAGATTGCATTATTAACGGTGATACGGCTTCAACCCATCAAGACACAATCGCCAATTGGGACATTCGATCCCGTTGGGGCGGTGGATCAGTTGCCCTCGGTGGAGCGGCAGACCACAGAAAAGCCTTCGATGGCTGGCGTAATCTCGCTTTTGATCTCGGCGGGTCTTCTGCGAAGGACTACTTGGGAGCGGCTTTCGACTTCGCGAGCCTGATGGGCTTGGTCTCTTCTCTCGGCGAATTGAACGGATCGGATCGTCTTCTCATTATGTCGCCTGAATTGGTGGTCTCCAACTTGCTGACCTTGAACGAATTGGTCACAGTGGACAAGTTCGGCCCGGCTGCAACCATCCTAACGGGAGAGGTGGCGAAAATAGCCTCCATCCCCGTAGTGATGTCTCGGTTCATCGGCGCGGATATGAATACGGACGGTGTTTACGACAACGCGACCAAAACCACAACGGGAATGATCTGTGTAGCGCGGGAGTCGTACCCGATTTTCATGCGGCGCGGGATTACGGTTGAGCAAGACAAGCACATCGGCAGCGGAACTATCCAGTTGGCGGCAACTCTTCGGGCTCGAATGGCCTCCATGGATGCAGCCACCGTTAAAAATGTCGCCTACGGTTACAATCTCCCATATTGATCGGTGACAACAGGTGATCAAAAATGAGCATAGTATCTGCCGCGACCCTTCGGGAGTATCTACCCGAGATCCAGGGATCCGGGGTGGATGCTGTGCTCAACTCGCTCCTGTCCAGGACCGAGGAGATGATCGCCCGGTATCTGGGATTCCCGGGTATCTCGCCGGTATTGGACGAAGCCACATTAACCCTTTTTATCGACGGACCAATGTCTACGAATTCGGGAATTCTCCAACTCCCGATTCGTCCCCTTGTGTCTGTGACCACTGTTCACGCCGACGCGAATCAGGAATACGGATCCTCTACCGAAATTGTGACCGGGGACTTGATACTTGATTTGGATCGGGCGCGGCTGATTGTCAAGCCCACTGTTTCGACGGTGGGTTTTTCACGCGCCCCAAGAGGTAACCGGGTTGTCGGTGTTTTCGGTTATTCCACCGTGACCCCACCGGATGATTTGGTTCATGCCGTTTGTGTTTGGGCTTCGCGCCTTCAACGCGGGAAACAAACCGGTGGGAAAATGTCCATCGGGCAGCGCGGGAATTCATTGACCCCAGCAAAGCCACAAATGCCCGAAGAAGTGAAAGAGATTTTACGCACTTTCCGCGCTTCGTCGGTGCTGATGTGAGCACGATCTCATTCCAGGAATTCCAAAGGCTTCTGAAGGCCCAGCCACGAAAAATGGAAAAAGAGCTAAAGCTAGAGGGGATCCGTCTTGGTCTGGACGCAGAAAAATACGCAAAACTCAATGCGACAAAATTCCCGCGTGTCTGGACGGGCCGCCTTCGTGCATCTATTCGGCCCGAGTCCATCCCCGGCCAGTTCGGTTTTTTGCTTCGTGCGGGTGGTCAACGAATAGCCGGAACGGCGGGGCCTGACCGAAGCCCGAAAGATGTGGAATATGCGGCAAAAATAGAGTTTGGGCACCAAATCGCGAAGGTCGGGGGCGTATGGTACAAGTCTCAGAAAGGGCTTTGGCCTAGATTGTTTATGGCGCGCGCGATAAGGAAAGTGGAGAAAACCCTACCGGAACATTTGGCGGCGGTGGTGGCGGCGTCCCTTGGCGAGCGGCGCACCTGATGCCAGTAATCGAAAACACCGTTTTGATCCGCTTAGAATCGGTGATCGGTCAGGATTACTCCTCCGGGTTTTCTGGATACGACCTCTCTGGTGCTGGGTCAATTACTGTCGGTGCGGTTGATCTCGCGGGGATGATACCATCGGCGTCTATTGTATACGTTGACACAGTCGAGAAACACGGTCGATCCCTCGGGCGGTATCAGGGAGACATGCGGTTCCAGATTATCGCCTATGTGGGCGGTGAGTCGCTATCTGAGAGGGTTTCGAATGCTCTGGATCTCTCTGGTGACATATCCAAGGCCATTACCTCAGATCGAACGCTGGGGCTATCTGGTACCGTCGAGGACGTATTGATTTCAAGGACTGCCTTGGACGGGCAGGAAATGGGGATCCCTTCGGTTGGAATCGCCATGATTGAAGTTTCGGTTTCATTTTCAAATAAATTCGGGGTCTGATATGGGCTGGTATTCGTCAGCATTTAAGCGGCGCGCTCCGGTTACAGTGAACGTGATCGGCGGCGGTGGTGGTGTCGGACCCGTGGATGTGTCTATTTCAATCTCGAATAAATTCGACGCGTTTTGGGCGAACATTCGGAATGATGGATTCGACATCGTTATCGCAGATAAATTCGGAGACCTTGCCACCTTCAAGCGGGCCACTTTTGATCAGCCGAACAAAACGTTGACGCTGGAAGTGGACAACATCACGATGGATTCGTTGGATGACATGAATGTGATTTGGCTGTATTGGGATTCTCCGAACCAGGGATCGGATCTCGCTTCTGTTTTTACGGCTGCGGCCACAAAATCCGGAGTGGTCCACCAAGGAGGTCCCACCGGTTTTATTGTCGCGAATACCCGGAATCAGGCCATATCAAACCAACCGATAACGACACTGATAAAAGATCCCGGCGAAAAGGTCGATATATGGTTTTCCATGGGTGGTCTTTTTGAGCAACGGCGAACCCCATCGAATGGGCGTAATCTATTCGACGATCCATCATGGGCAGAGGTGGAGGTTTTGACTTCGGGCGGGGTGAATTCTGCTTCGCGGTACGATGCGACAAAAACCCGATTTATTGACGGCTGGGTTCGGATCCGCGTGATCGCGGGTGATGATGGATCGGATTATTCTGCTCGTTGTGTTGTCCACTCGGTGAATGGTAACGTTTACGTTTTATCGGCCCTCCTAAAGGTCCAAAAATTACTTCCAGAAGCATAAGGGGAAAATCATGGCTATCGAATTCGGGCGGCAAGCCTACATCCAAATAGGCGAAGAAGTCACATGGGGATCCGGGGTAGCTACTCCCGTACACAATCGGGTCAATTCTATTTCACTTTCGCGGGCCCAAGAGCGGAACCGGAAAACGCACTTGTCTTCGTCTTCAGCGGCGTTCCAGATCGACAGCTACGACGGCATGGAGATCGCCGGCGGTTCGGTGGAGATGCCGATCCATTACGAGGGTTCCGGGATGCTGATAAAAGCGGCACTCGGATCCGTCGCCACTTCTGGCGTTGGCCCGTACACCCACACCTATACCCCAACTTTGACGATTCCTTCCCTTACGGTCAAGGTCCAACGGGGATCAGGAACCAGCGAGGAATTCGTGGGTTGCAAAATCGCATCCATGGAATTGTCTTGTGAAGCGGGAGGTGAGTTGATGGGGACTTTTTCAATCATCTCAAAAACGGGCAACACAAGAGCGGCGGCCCTTCCCTCTCCCACATTCGGAGACGGTCGGGAGGTTTTGCATTTTGAGGCGGGGCAGCTTTTGTTCAATTCAGTGAATTATGACATTCGATCCATGAATCTGAATCTCCAAAACAGCCAAGAACGGCGGGACAATCTCGGTTCAAAGTTGACGGCTGAACCCCAGCTTTCCGACATTCGCGAAATCACCCTTTCCATCGACGCGGATATGGACGGTGACGTGCTCTACAACGCACAACTGACGGGCACGATCTCTGATGTGGAGATTACATTCACGAATTCGGATAGTGACAGTTTCGAGATCCTGGTTCGTTCGGCCTATTTGCGGGAGTATAACGACGATGTGAACACGTTCGGTGTGTTGACGCGATCCATGGTTTTTGTGGGTCAGGGTGTTAGCCCGAATGAAGCATTGGAGATAAAAATAATCAACAATGATTCCACCGGGATCGCCAACTGATCCCACCAAACCAACCGAGGAAAAATATGAAATCCATACTTCGCGCGATCCAAGAAAGCGCAAAATTCACTTTGTCCATTTTTGATGGTGCTCTCGACATCGAGGGCCGGATCTTGACCCCGGCAGAAACCGAGGCGGCGGGGCTTACTTCGTCCATGATTGCCACGGAGATAATGCCGAAAAAAGAAAAGCGGGGTTTCGCGTCGTTGCAGTCCAGGATCGGCGGTCGGGAATTTGAGGACCTCGAAGACGACTTAGTGGAAGAACTGATCAAGGCTATGTCAACGATTCGGCCCGAAAGTCTGACCAAAATGGAACAAAGCCAAGATAAGCTTTTGTGTCAAATCGTACAAAGGGCGTCCAGTGATGGCGGCAAAAAGTGGGAGCGGTTGCTTTTGGTTACGGCGGTGGATCAACAAGACGCAGATCATGGGCGGCTTTGGGTCGGGATGATTTCAAAAGAGGATCGGACTGCGATCTTGGAAAAGGCCCTTTGTGGCCACAAGGCGGCGTCCGAACGACTCGCCCGATTTCGCAACGGATCCTAATTACGTCCATTTGGTTGACATTGTGGCACGATCTTATGGGCGGCTACCGTCGGAGGTTGCAGGACTTTCTTGGGCGGATCTTGTGATATGCTCTCGGTGTGTCTTGGCTCGATCCGATCGGGTTAAGAAAATCCTGAAACGCGGCGGGAAAAAGAACCCCCCACAATCCACCATGTCCATTTTCGACCTTGCGGATCTTCTCTGATGGCGACAATTGTAAAATACATTTTGGACATATCGACGGGAAAAAGCCGGGCCGATGTGAAGAAGGCCGAGAAATCGGTGGAGGGTCTAAATAAGGATCTCAAAAAAACAGAGGTCCAAGGCAAAAAGTCGGCGGGGTCCATATCTCGTCTTGGCGATTCGCTCGGAAAGTTGGGATTAGCGGCGGCTGGTGTCGGTGTCTTGGCGTTGGCTTTTCGCCGTGCTGCGTCGGCTTCATTTGATTTCGCAAAGTCGGCAGTTGATTCGGTGAATCAATTGAACGACATCGCCGTGAAATCGGGGATCTCGGCCCAGGGTGTCCAGGCGGTGATCCAGGCTTTCGAGGGATCCGGTCAATCTGCGGGTGCAGCCGAAGCATTCATGTCCCGGCTACCCCAGACATTCGCGGCGATCTCAACGGCTGGAACCAGATCCAGCCAAGTAGCAAAGGGGCTCGGGATTGCTTTGACATCGGCGGGCGGTGCGGCTCTTTCGTCCGACGAGATAATGGAAAATCTGACCGACAAGTTTCAGTCAATCGAAGACCCCACGAAAAGGGCGACGGCGGCGTTTTTGCTTTTTGGTCGTTCAGCCGGTGGCTTCTTGCAGGCGTTTGGGGCCACGGCTGAATTTGGAACTTTTGTAGGATTTGCGGAACAGTTCGGGGTCAAAACAGGGCCACAGGCCAGCGCGGCAGCGGCACGGTTTCAAGAACAATTATCCGCTCTCTCGATTGTCTCCAAGGGGACATTTCAGGTTTTGGCGCAAGGGTCCGGATCCGTTTCGTTTTTCTCCGATGTGTTAATCTCAGCGGGCCGGTCCCTTGCTTTCGTACAGGCGTTTGTTGTGGAGGGGCGCGCCGTATTTGCAAAATTCGGAAGCGTTATCTCTTCTGTGGTGGATGCGGTTGGGGGTCTCGGTTCCATTTTGCTAAATGTTCTTTCTCCTGCTCTCTCGGTGATAAATCAGGCCTTGCGACTTGGTGACCATTTGACCGATGGGGCATTTTCAGCACTCGGAATGCAGGCGAAAAACGCAGCGATAGAGTTTGTTGGTCTCACCGATGCAGTGAATGCGGGGAACCTTGCTTCCTCTCAATTTGAGACCCAACTTGATAAACTGCTATCCGGTCTCGATGTGACTGGATCGGCAGCGTCCGAAACCGAGGCCCAACTTGCAAAACTGATGCGGGAGTTGCAAGGCGGCGAAACAGAGGGGGCCGTCGAGGCTGTCCAGGACATCACCGGCGCGGTAGCATCGCTGGAAAGCATCATCTCGCAAGCCGAAATCAAAACCCCATTTGATCAGCTCGAAGCCCAACTTCTAAAGAGCGTCGCAGCGATAGAGCAGGCGGTGGATGGGGGCGCGGATCTTGAGCGTGGAATGATGGCGTTGTCATTGGTAACCGATGACTATGAATCGGCAGTTTCGGCGGCGAATGCAGAGCTGGACAAACTCGCCGAAAATGACGCGGCAGATAAACAGGCGGCGAAGTTCTCCTTGTTGGAGTCGAAAATTGCCGGTGTTGGATCGGGGATCTCTAATCTTTTGTCGGGCGATGTTTTCGGCGGTCTGTCTGCGGCGTTGCCTTCGTTGGTCGCAAAAATCGAAACAGGGATCGGTGATCGTGGTGGTGATCTTGCAGGTGGGGCGGGTTTGGCTTCTCTGGTCGCACCTATAGCGTCTGCGGTGTCCGGTGTTTTTGGGGCTGTCTCTGGGATCGGCGCGGCTGGTTTGACTGACCCCAGCGTTTCAGACGAGAAAGCCAGGGGTCTCGCTGTGGAGTCAGTCGAAGAGAGGATCAGGAATCAGGCGCGGGCTTTTGCCATTGGGATGGAGGTTCTACCGGAGATTTTGATCAACACCCTTCCGCCGCTCCTTTTGGATTTTGGGAAAACCTTGATCGAAGCGTTTTTGTCTTTGCCGCAGCTTTTGGGCCAGGCCATTGTCGAGGCGTTTAAATCCATTGGTGAAAACAGACGGGATCGAATCGAAAGGCGACAGGAAAGGCGGGACATGACGGGAGAGGAGAGGCGCGCAGGTCGGAGGGAGAAGAGGTCCGAAAGGGCACGAAGTGTGGCCGGTGGGCTCTCTACCATTCTAGACGCTTTTCGGATGGAGTCAGGCGGCAGGATCCCGTTCGCCGAATCGGGTTTGCGATTTACCGGTGATTCAACGGGTTTGGCGGTACTCCATCCGGGGGAATTCGTCGTGCCAAGAACGGGACAGGCTCCGCAAAACGTACAAAGGGATCTTGGATCTCAGTCGGGAGGCGGTGGAATCACGATAAATATCACGGGGACAATCGTGGAACAGAACGCTGTGGACGAGTTGGTTCGACGTATTGAGTCTCGGTTTTTGGCGTTCGGTGGATCCACTTCTCCGCTGTTTGGGGGTGCGTGATGGGGACAGCGAAGTTTTGGTTTTATCCCCAGCCAGACGGGCGGCGGTTGGTTGAGATCGATCTTGGCGAGTCCCTTGGAGAGTTGTTCTCCGATTGGGACGTGGATACGGTTGATGGGCGATCCCTTGATGGTGGGCAGTTCCGATCCGTGGGGCGCGGGAATGAAACCGTATCGATCCAGCGGGATCGGATGTTGCTCGGTGAAGAGGCAGCCGCTCAACTTTACAGCCTCCAAAATCATCTCGACCGTGGGTACAATGTCGCTTTTTCAGCAGATCACACCAAATCCAGCGCGATCCCATTGGTGAACAATCCGACATCAGGCCAAACCCAGATTCGATTAGGTGCGGATACCTTTTCAAATATGTGGGGAATACAAACACCCTCACCGGGGGATCGTTTTGTATTGATGACATCCGGGCCAGGTGTAATAACCGAAATGATCAAAGTGGACAGTGTGAATTTGTCAACGACATCGGGCGGTACTCTTGACACTGTGGATCAGATCGTTTTCAGCTACGATAAACCGGTTTTTCTTCGGTGGTGGAGATCATGGCCATTATTGAAGAGACCCCAAGCCGATGTCGGGAAAAACATCGTAACAAATGAAGGCGGGCGGTTGTGGTCTTTGGATCTGCGATTGCAGACCAACAATCCCGGGATGTTTGGATTCCATCCAGGCGAAACACTCCAAGAGTTCGGACTCATCAATAACGAGAATAGTGGTCTCGATGCGATCCCGATGGATCTTTTCTCGCTGGATTCATTTGATGGCTCGGCCCAGGGTGTCCACGATTTATCCGGTTTTGAGATCCCAGAAAACCAGCGGGGCCTATCGTCAACCCCACCTTGGCGGCGATAACATGGGGTGGTCCCCACAGTTTGTCCAGGGTCTCGGGTCTGGCTCAATCGTTCCAGAATATGAGCTTCGCTTTGTTGACATTCGGGGATCTGTTGGGAACTCGGCGACGGTGTCTTCTTCCTCGGGTGGTCTCAGGGTGGAGGCGGGGACAGTACAGATCCAGGGAACATCGGTAATCCCACAAAAATGGTCCGTGTCTTTTGGCGGTTGGTCTTTGGGGTTGGTTGGCGACATTCGGCAGATCGCCCCACGGGTTCGGCGTGGTCAATTTGCGGAATTGTGGTGTCGGCTGAATGGATTTGGGTCTTTTGAGCGGATCGCCATGGGGACGCTGGAGGGGCTAAATGGGTCGCGGGGATTGTGGCGGGTTCGGTTTCGGGATCTGATCTCGGCGTTCCAGAATTCACTATCCAACAATATCGCCGGATCATATGACCGTTTCCAGATTTTCAACCGGGCGGGGATCGCCGAGACCACATTAACGGCAGGATGGAACACGGCGGACAGTTCCATGTCTGTTGCAGATGGGTCTGATTTTTCGGTTCCGTCTGGCGGCCCAGCATTGGCGAAGTGTTTTGTTGGAAGTGATTATTTCTTTGTCAAATTCACCGGAAAAAGTGGATCGTCGTTGTCCGGGGTCTCTGGTGTCGCGTACCCCGTGGGAACTATCGCCGTTCAAAACCTCTCCAACGGGGCGGCGATAAAATACAGTCCGTGGATCAAGGGGGCTCCGTGGATCATCATGGGGAAAATCTTGACATCCACCGGCGCGGGTGGGAATGGTGCATTTGACAAATATCCCAGGCATTGGTCGGTGGGGGGAAAGATAAGCGCTGATGTGTATGACCATTTTGATGCCCGTGAAAATCGCGCTTTGATGCGCCGATCTGATGGGTCATATGATTACGTTTGGTCCACCGCAATCGAATCACCATGGGCAAACGGTTTTCGAGATTTGGTCAATTTTGCAGCGACGGCGGGCCAGTGGCCCGTGCAGCGGCAGGGGTTTGTTTCTTGGCGTGGTGCTTCGGATCCAACTGGAAAAGAGATGGGGTACGAGCCTCGGATCGTCGCCCATTTGGGCACGTCGCACATTCACGAGATTTTAAGCCATGAATTCTATCACCCATCCATCGGGAATCATTACGCAGCAACCCGAGCCCAGGTCAAGCCGAATGTTGGTGGAACATCGGTAACGATCCAGGGGGCGACAAACTTCACATCTTCTCGGGTTCCAGCTCTCCCGTATTTGGAAGAAATAACCCGAGATTTGACCCGGCACTATGACGACGACGATGGATCCGGCGCGGATAAAAGGGTGGAGATGGCACAGGGGGATCTTAATCGAATGAAGGGCTGGGATCTGTATCCCAGCGAGAAACTATCACTTCGGGTGTCTCTCCAAATGGCCGTTCTTTGTGCCGGTGATGTGATCGAGATCACTACCCCATTTCTGTCCGGGCTGTATATGGGACATGGCGAATCGTTTGCATCTCAGCGGGCTATGGTTTTGAATTGTTCGTATGTTTTCGGCTCTGGGTCGGCGGTGTTACATTTGGGGATCCTCTCCGGCAGGGAACGACGATGATATTTCCATTTAAGCGAACGTCAAAAGATCGGCCCGCAATACTCGATGAACTTGCCAGGCTGGATTTTCGCGTGTATATCGGCTCCGCTTATGATCTCAACATTATAGGGGCGCGGTCGCCTTCTCGGGTGGCTGGATCTTTTGATGATCATCTTCATGTCTGCTATCGGGCGGCGGGGGTTTGGGTGGAAGAGGTTTTTCAATGCACCACTGATCCCGGTTTATTTTGGCTGGATTCACCTATGCGGATCGAGGGGTGCGCGATCATGGTCTCACCACAACAGGTTCGAGCGGGGTATGAGATCGGCAGTCATCGCGGGGAGTATCCGTGCCTGGTTCAGCGTTTGCCCGTCCGAATTTGGAGAGATAATAACAGGGATCAGGTTTTGGATATGGACGGCATTTTTCATGCGGGATGGGGGATCCAGATCCACCGGGCGAGCAGATCCGAAACCAGCACGAATGTAGGGAAATGGTCTGCTGGATGCACGGTTGTATCAAGCGGGTGGGATCGGTTCTGGACGCTGATCCATTTACAGCGGAGTCACGGATTCGGATCGCTGTTCACTTATACGCTGATCGATGGCGTGTTTCTGGGGGAATAATGCGAATAGCTCAAATGCGAATGGTCCAAATCTTCGTCGAGGAGTCGATCGATTTATACACAGCGGTAAAAGAGTCGAGATCAGCGGATAGTGATGGCGGTACTGTCGTCACCCGTGGCGAGGTTTTTTCTGTCGTTGTTGGGTTCGCTCTAAGCGTCGGTCGGAAAATAGAGGCGTCTGTACTGGGTGTAAATGAGCTCCCATCGGTATCATCGATAAAGTGGGAAATGCTGGAGGTTGTCGCTGAAAACTTATCTCGTCTTCCCGATGAAATCGACGCGGCTAGGGCGTCTAATAGCCCAGGTGGATCGCGTCTCACGCGTGCAGAAATTACCGAGATAATCGGGGAGATTGTTCGGGATTCAATCCCAGGGATGATCCAGATCGCGCGGCGATAGCACGAGACAAAAAAAGGGGGGCTCACTCGAGCCCCCCAGTCAGGAGTTTGTATCCTGCGTTTTATTCTCAGATCCCTACGAGGATCTCGGCAGAACTGATAGCTGAAATCGATTTCACCTCGATCTCATTCAACGCATCGGCGCCGGTGCCTTTTTTCACGTCCAACCGGATCATGTTCCCGGTGGAGTCGTAGCACGTCACATGAAGAGGTGCTTTTCCGAGACCGTGGGAAATTGTTTTCCAGGTGTTGGCGACAAGATTTGTTGTTTCCGTGTATCGGAGTTTGCCCCAATCCAGGCTCAGTTTACCGTTCGCGAGGTCCAACCCTGAATCGGTTGCTTTTAGGTCGATCGCGAGTGACCCGATTGATTTTACGATACCGTCTCCACCGGTGATAGCGGATTGGGCGCGGGCGGTGGTGAAATACAGGTTCGCCGCATTTTCGCTGAGGTCGGCGGTGGATTTGGCAGTGAAGGCGGAATTGAAATCGGCGGCTTTGTATGTGGTCACCGAAAATTGTCCAGCAGAGTACGTCAAATCTCCGCCAGCGGAAACAGCGGCCCGAACTCGGGCGGTGGTGTGGTACTGATTCGCCGCATTTTCGCTGAGGTCGGCGGTGGATTTTGCGCCGAAATCGTTGTTGAAGTTGGAGCTTTTGTAGGTAGTTACAGATACCACCCCGTTTGCAACGGTAGCATCACCGGATCCGGTGATAGCGGCTTGGGCGCGGGCGGTGGTGTGATACAAATTCGTCGAGCCTTCGGGGATCTCGTCGGAATCAGCATCAACCGCCAAAGTGATCTGGCCATTTGATGCGGTTTTGTTGATTCCCGCGCCAGCTATAATATCTACGCTGATCTGCCCGTTCGCCGCAATGTCGATACCATCGCCATCGGAAAGTTTCGCGACGATCTCCGCAGAGGTCAAACCGCTTTCCACTTCCACAAGGTTCCCTGCAATTTGATCGCCCGATCCCGGTTGGGTCTTGGTGATATAGGTCTCGGTTCCACCAGTTGCGGCAGATAGAACCAGAAAATCACCTTCTTTCAGGCCGTTGGCTTCGGCTTGATTCGCCGTAAAGTATCCGGCCAGAGAGGTGGCGGAGTTATTCACGGTCACCGAGGAGATCAAAAGAGAATCGACAGAAAGCACACCGGAAGCATCTACGGAAAGAAGATCGCTTGATCCGGCGGCGATGCTGGAGATAAACGACAGTCCGGCGGCGTCTTGTTTTCGTACGACATCTGTGTTGTTCGCGGGTGCTGATGCGACGGTTACGGAACCCTGAAATTCCGCTATTGGATGGTAATATTTCATTTTGAATACCTATGGTCAAAAGTTGCAATTGCTGGTCCACTTTTTGAGGACTGGAGCAACCTACCGCAAATAAATATATCCTGAGAGCGTTTGGCAAAAAGTGACCAGAATAGTATTTTCGTCGGTGTGCCGGATGTCAGCTCCGATCACGTTTCCATTTTGGTCAGTGATCAAAACTTTCGGGCGATGCTGGTATCCGTGGAAAATCTCCACTTGGGAGACCAGCGCGAATATGATTTCAGTCTCGCCGAGTGTGGATCCACCGTCTACAAAAACCTGCGCTATTGGCATTTAATCATCCGTTGCCCAGGTGATCCGGACCTCGTCCACATTTAGCGTCCCTTTGTTGGTTTTTGCGAAAACATACAAAACGTCTCCGGTTTTCATTGATATGATTCCGTCTACTCGGTATATCACCGTCGCCTTTGTTCCTGTCGTGGTCCCTATTTCCATTTGCGCAGCGGTGGATGTGACTAGGCACTCATCACCGGCGGAGTCCCGGCATAGTTTCATCGTTAGGGTTGTCGGTTTTGGTGACGAAGAAATCGATGATGCGTATATCGTGACCAAAGAGATCGACGCAACGAACCGGGCAGTCCTGATCGGGAACCCCATATCTAGGCTGATCCCTTTTGTTGGGTCGTATTCATCCTGGATCCCGGTGGATCCGGCGGTGGTTTGTGCGTCGGTCATGCTCATTATTTTTGCCCTTGCCTCTACTGTATCACGCACCCAAATCTATCAAAAAAAAAGAGGGGCCCGAACCGAGGAGGCCGGACCCCTACAGGGCTGCCCTTCCGAGGAAGGGCGCGAGGTAACCACACCCCGCATCAAGTTTTAACCCGGATCATCCTTCCTCTATTTCTTTTATCTCCTCTGTGGTCATTTTGGACCCGCTCGGGTGCAGGATGCGCCCGTATGTTGAACCGTATGATTTATCTATCAATTCGGCGGCCAAAACAGCAGCTTCTGCGGTTTTGTATTGTGTACCCGCTCTAAGGATGACGGGGGTACCGTCACCGTT